TTGATTAATTTTTCTTTGTTCATCCATTTCACACCAACTGGTTTCTTCAAACCATTGTTTGGTGCTATGTCCGCCGCTTTGCAACTCTGGAAGTGACAAAATCTCGGTAACATCTAAAGTATCACAGTTGCATTGTGCATGGTCATTACATTGTTCACACATTTTCATCATCCCCTTTTCAAATCTTTAGTTGTCCAGTGTTTGCAGTTTAATATTTCATATATTGTATTATTCGAAACGTTATAAATTTCCCCAATTTTATAACCGCTTTTGTTTTCTTCGAAATATAATTTAAATATATTATAAACATCTTTTAGTTTAATTTTAGCTCTAGGGTTATTAGAACCTTTTGTAGCTTCACTAATTTTGTTTTTTGTTTCTTCTTTATGTTTTAAACCTGTACGAAATTTTTTTAATTTATCTTTTACCTTTTGTGATCTTTCTCTACCATACATACCATTTAATTTTCCACTTAAACTAACACCATACATGGGATTATCTTCCCCACTTAACGACTCTCCTCCAGGCGTACAATTATATCCAACACCTTTATATGTGTTGTATTTTTCAATCCAATAAATTTCTCTTTCGTCAACTTTATCTTTATTGGTTTCTTCAATAACTTTAATTTCAAAATTTTCTTTGCCATATTTTAATACAGCTTTGTCAATAGCGGTTTTAACATGCCCCGTATTAAAGTGTTGGTATTTTATCCTTCTTTTTAAATTGTTAGTTTGACCTACATATTTTTTATCGTTAATTTTGTTTGTCATTAAATAAATATAATGTTTCCCCATATTATCTACTCCTTAAATAGATTTCCTTATATAATTAAGTGGGAAACAGCAAGGATACTGCTTTCGCTCTGCAGAAGCTATCCCACTATGTAAAACTTTATACCATAGCTCTTGCGAGTCTATGTTCACCTTCGAGAACAATGTAAGGATATGTTGTACTTGACGGTGAATAACCTCGTTTTTCTCCATAGCCCCCAAAATTGAGGAAGGCATTAGTGTTAATAAATAATCTATCCTTCTTTGTTGACTTCTTATTTCTGTAATCAGATAAAAAATAACTTTTTCTAAATGCAGCTGGTACATGAGTGTGTGAATGAATATAAATGTCAGCATCAGTTGTTTCTGCCATTCTTGCTACATAATTCATCTTACCACCTGTGCTTCTCGCACCTCCGTTGCCATGCTTACCATATATAGCATAGCAAGTTTTTCTGCTATCTCTACCTTGGTTTTTACCAAAACTAACAAATAACTTATAAGCTGGATCAGCGTATAAATCCTCTATCCATAACTGCATTGCTACAAACTTCATTATTGATATTCCACTTTCTCGATAAGTTCTATTTTCATGGTTTCCATCGATAATAACTAGTATCTTATCTTTAACTGGTTTCAACAGTTCAACTGTCTTTTCAATAGCTTCCTCTGGTGAAAGTGTTTCTGAATATATATCAGATTTACTATGCTTAATTGCATTGTTAATTATATCTCCATTAACTATTAAATATCTATTATCTTGTGCAGCAACTTCTTCAAAAAATTCTTCCCTCTTTTTCTTAGCATGTTGAGCATCTCCTAAATGTAAATCAGATAACACATATAACCTTATCTGGTTAAAATGTGAAGGTAATTCGTGTGTTATATCCTTCATCTATTTCCCCCTCTCTAAATCTCTAGTTGACCAATGCTTAAGACATATTACATTCCCAATCGTCGTTTTGCCTACATTATACTTTTTAGCTAGTTCTTTTAAAGTTATATTTGTTTCTTTGTATTCTTTGATAATTTTTAAACTTTTCTTTTTATTTAGTTTTGATTTGATATGATTTGATCCTTTCATTCTATTATCTTTTTTATTATATTTTTTAGATTTTGTTGACCAATGTTTGCAATTTATAATTTTATTTATAGTGTATAATGATATTTTATATTTTTTAGCAAAATATTTTTGAAATTTATCGCTGTTGTGATATTCTTTATATATTTTGTTGCCTACTTCTTTTGTTATGTTTTTATTTAAACTTTTACTTATTTTGGATTTAGTCTTTTTAGATACATCATGTCCAGTTTTGCCTTTACTTATATTTATTTTGTGTTTTTCAGAAAGTTTTATTCCTTTTCTTGCTTCACTCAATTTTTTTCTAAACTCATCTGGATGCTTAAACCCAGTTAATGCTTCACTTATTTTACTTTTGGTTTCTTTTGAACATTTATGCCCTTGTAATGATTTGCTTATTTTGTTTTTAGTTTCTTCAGGGAAAGAATATCCATTTAGGCCCTCCCCACCTTCTGTAAGGTTATACCCTTTGCCATTAAAGGTATTATAAAATTTAATCCAATAAATTTCTTTATCTGACAATTCTTTTTGATCGATGTTTCTTTCTATTATTTTAAAATTAAATTCTTTTTTTCCATACTTGTTCCAACTATTTTGTAAGTGTATATTGTGGTGTTTGTTTTTGTTTAATAACTTTTGATGTGTTTTCCATCTTTGCGGTGGATTGGTTGTCATTCCAATGTATTTCTTTCCATTAACTTTATTTTCAATACAATAAATTACACCTGTTTTCAATTTGATTACCTCCTGCATAAGGTAGAGGAAGATGATGCAGCACCTTCCTCATAGTATTTTATTAAAATTAATATAAGTAGGGGCAACCAGTTTGTTACCCCTACTGAAAGGGGGATAAAATGTTTAACTATTTACATAGCTATTCACTCTATACCTTTATTATACAGTATAAACTGTAATTTTGCAAGTTAAACCTATCATGCGTCTATCATATCAAATAAAACATTCAATTTATCAAAAGCAGATGCTTTACTCCTATAAAAACTAGCTTCTTTTTTATCCCATTCCTCCATTTCGATTATTTCATTATCTGGTACACTACCTGGTGTCCACTTACGCAAATAAGGCTCTAATTCCAGATTATACAGCTGTGTAATAATAAATAACTCATCATCATTTAAGGTTATTAACATTTTATCAACAGTATCCACAAAGTTTTTCTTCTGCTGCAAGTTGACTTCTTTATCTTTGAAAATATCATCAAACTTTTCATAAATTGTAATGTAATCACAATAGTTAATATATTGCTTTAATACTTTATCGACTAATTCCTTATCCATCATAACCCCTTCTTCCACATTTTTTCGCATAATTTAATATGTTCTATCGGATCAAGTCTATCCTCACACTTCTCGCAGTCTAAACTATCAACTCTATCATCCTTAACATTGCACCACTCCACCTGATACTTATAGTGAATATTAGCACACCTTTTGTGGCTTGTGATTGATTTGTGGAAGTGGCACAACCCTCCATTGGTGGTTAAGTTGTCGCAACTATCAGCTGTGCATTCTGTATAATTATTCATAGATTATTTCATCAATTGCATTTGGTTTTATAATTGTGGTGATACCTTTAAAATTTTCATCTATTCTTTTACAATAATACTCTTTATGTTTATAATAATCATCAATACCAACACAAAGTATTTTGTATTTGGCTGTGCCATATACAACTTTATCTCCAACTTCCAACTCATCTTTCTTTTTAAGAGGCAATAAATCATGTTCAGCAACTATTTTATTCACTCTTTTCTTTTTACCATAAGGCCCTTCATGGATGTAGCTAATAGCATATTCTTTTTTAAATTTATCCCTTTTTGGTGCAATTCCAAATATTACAGCTTTTTCTCTTGATTTAATAGTTTCACTGTCAAATGATTTATATATAACTTCATCATCAATATTGAATCTGTCAGAGGCACTAAAATTACTTGGGTCAAATTGTTTTCTCCAAACCACAATATAATTGTCTTTTTTATTAATTTCTTCTATAGTACCTTTATCACCTTCTTCAATATCTAAATACATATCAGTATAATTATGCTTAACTGTTTGACCTACATAGCAATCTTCTATTTTCATTATTTTTCCTCCTTTATCTTAATATCAGAAGCTATACCCCAATCAGCTTTCATTTATATCTATTTTAGTTGCACCAATTATTGAATAAACACCAGTTACTAAATATAATATATTTCTAATTATATCGTATTTTATTAATTCACAAAAAGCAACTCCAACTAATGCCACTCCAGCAAAAATTAATAACCAAAAGAATATTAAATTAAATATCCGCTTTTCTTTCATTTAATCTTTCCTCCAATCTATTTATTTTTCCTTCATAATGTTTAGTTATTTCTTCTTCAGCAACTTCGCCGTAGAATTCTACCATTTGTTCAATCATAATTTGCACATCTGCTATTTCTTCATACATAGCATTTGGATTGCCTGTTCTATGCAATTTTGATACAGCTTGTATTAACTCCGCACACTCTTCCATTAACATTATTGATTGAGCGTTAAATCCCCACTTTTGTAATGCTTTATTATATATTTGCTTTCTTTTCATTTTTATCCTCCTTAGCTGCATAAGCTATAATTGAATAACCAGCAATATCTTTGTTAGGATCTTCATCCATCAAATCACCTTTAGGGTTACTAAATATTCTTGCTTGCTTATCTATTACCCTTGCCTGCCTTGCTATAACATCAATCATTTCTTCTGGTATAGTGTATGTTCCATCATTATTGCTGTAATGTTCTAGAAACACCTTTAATATGCGTTCTGTGTTGTTGATGCTATTTCCATACGCTTGGTTTTTCCTATCGACTAAACTTCCTATTTGAATAGCTATTTTTTCATATTTTCCTTCTTGTTGGTTCATTTATTCCCTCCTCCGATAATTTAACATCTATATCTTCCGCTAAACTAATCGCATAATCATGAATAAACATATTACCAGTTTGGTCTGCAATAAAGCTAGAAACTAAAAACATAAACCTTAATTTAAGTATTGTCATTATTATCCCTCCAATGATGCAAACAAGTATAAGCTATTGCTACCGCATCAGCTTCATCCTTCTGCACATCTTCAATACCATACTTGCTGCATACTAAGTTATTAATATCATCTTTGCTTGCTCTGCCATCGCCTGTAAATACTTTTTTAATATGTGCAGGAGCAAATCCTCCTACTTCAACTTTACCATTCATTAGCATAACTGCTCTGTATATGCCAAGAAAATTAGATGTACTTCTCAAAGTTTTTCTATTTGGACCGTATGGTTTCTCAAAACCAAAGTGTGTAAATTCTTTCTCACATAACTCTTCAAAAAAGTTAATCACATTCATATCTCTTTTAGTGCCAGTTCGCTTAAAAGTTTTGTTGCCACTTTCAACTAATTCATCATTTTCAGAAATTATCGCCCAGCCGCAATGATTACTTCTAGTTATGCCCGGATCAAT